TTCGAGATTATTGAATTTGATTTGGAAGATATTGTTACCGAAATCGTGGATGAAGTACCAATACAAGATGAAGTAGAAGAGGAGATTATAGATGAAGAAGTTAAAGAGGATGTCAAGGAAGTTTTGGATGAGCCAATACAGGAAATTGTTGACGAGGATGTCACTGGAGAGATACCCCAGGAACAGGACCTGGAACAGATAGAACTTACTGAAGAGGAAGTCGCTGTTGAAGTTGCAGAGATAGAAGAAATTATTGTTATTGAGTTAGAAATAGCAACAGAAGAAGAGATAGAAGAGTTTACAGAAGAGGAGTTAGTAGAGTATGAAGAAGCTAAAGAAGAAGCAATACAAGAGTATGTCGAAGAGCTTACCAATGAAGAAGCATCAGAGGTCTTAGAAGAAGTTAATGATGTTGGTGTACAGAACTTGGAACAAGTATCTGTAGAAGTTCAAGAGATAGTACAAGCTGTTGTTGAGGAAGCTATTGCAGATGTTGCAGAGCTTACTGAAGAACAGGTAGAAGTTGTAGCTGAAGTACTACAAGTAGAAGCAGAAGATGTAGCTATTATTGCTGAATCTGTAAAAGATGATGAAGTAATAGCAGAAGCTGTAGAAGAATATGTAGAGAGAGCTGTAGAGAACGCAGCTGTAGAGAACTACACACTTGCTGATGTTGTAACAGAAGTAAACTACGAATCTTTCTTAGAGAATCCTATTGAAACATTCATTGATTTAGATTTTGAAGATGTCACACTATCAAACATAGGTGATGACATGACACAAGACCAAAGAGAAAAAGCACAAGAGGTTGTAGTGCCAGTTATTCTGACTAGAATAGCTAGTATGGCAGCTTTCATATTTAGGAGAAGTTAATGATTAAAAAGTTATGGTCATGGTTAGTAGAAGCAATTAAAGAAACATTGAACCTTAGTTGGACTTTGGTTGGTTTAGTTATTGCAACGCTTACATTGACTGGTTCTGCACAGCAAGTGACAGGGTTAGCTACTATAATTACATTAGCTGTATGGTTGTTGACCATCAGTTTTAGAAAGGATTAATTATGAAATTACAAGTTCTTAGAACGCAGTTCGGCAAGGATGCGACTAATGGAATGTTATTTATTGATGGTGTTTTTGAGTGCTATACACTAGAGGACCAGTATCAAGCGGTAAAAGTAATGCACGAAACCTGCATACCTGAAGGCACATACGATATACAGTTTAGAAAGACTGGTGGATTCCACGCTAAGTACACAGAGAGATACAAGAACGCACATTATGGTATGTTACATATACAAGATGTACCTAACTTTACCTATATATTAATTCATGTGGGGAATACCGATGAAAGTACGAGTGGCTGTTTGGTTGTGGGAGAAACACAACAAGACTTAGACATCTCTAAAGATGGGTTTATCGGTTCGAGTGCAGTAGCGTACAAGAAAATGTATGCGAAAGTTGCTAATCAATTGTTACAAGGCAAGAAAGTTTCTATTGAATATACCACTATAGACAACCTACTTAACGCAGAAAAACCTACAGATGTTCAGGATAAATTACAAGAGATTAGTGGAGAGATACAAATTCTTAACGCTAAGCTAGATAAGAGGAACATAATATAATGTTTGAAAAGTTAAAAAGAAGTCGTAATTCTGATGGTACGTTCAAGACGGACGTAGTGTGGACGCCATGGAATGAAGCATGGGAGTATACAATGAGCCAAGAATACAAAGACGTTCTTAGTAAAACTGTATGGACTTTTGTTGAAGCGTTTATATCAGCATTAACAGTAGCACCACTTGTTGGTGTTGACGCTAATGCAGTACAACTCGCCGCCTTATCAGGTGGAGCAGCAGCTTTGGTTGTTGTGAAAGAGTTCGCTAAGAAACAAGTTGGTCCAAAAGCAGTAAAACCAAGTAAGTAATTTAAACAGCAAAGCCGAGGGTGTTATCCTTTCTACCTCGGCTTCTGCTATTTTTTAATTAAAAGGGAGCTACGCCCTCTTCGATATCATCTAGGTCTTTTGCTTTAGGCATCTCAGGCATAAACCATTCTTCAGGTGCTTTCTTATCGTTAGCAAATGAATCAATGTAATATATTCTAGGATTACCATTGTCACACTCTTGGTTCTTACACTTCCAATCAGGATACGTAGCTTTAATCTTTCCATTAGCTTTATCTAATCTGTTATCCCATAGCTCACTATTACAAGATAAGCACTTAGGCTCTATAGTTCCTTTAGTTACTATTGTAATTGTCTCTACTGGTGCATCAACTTTAGGAGACGGAGCAGAGGAAGGAGTGTTCACAACCTCTGCTTTTTTAGTCTCCCGATTAGTCGTTGGCTTTACTTCTACGTTTTCTGCATAGTGATGTTCTTCAGATACACCACCTGTCCATAACTCCAGTCCGATTCCAAGTCTCATGCAACATCTTTTAATGCCATCAGACACAGCTAACTTAAGTAGCTCACTCTCTGTTATGTTTCTGTTTACTGCATTGACATCAACATCTCCAACTTCTTCTATAGTTTGGTCTGTTGATTTGATGTACAGTTTGCACTTTGCACCTATAATACTATTGTCAGCACCTCTAACTACCTCATATGTGTAGTCATACCCACCAGGAATTACATCAACTAATCTTTGTGTGTATAAATGATGAGGAACATAATCCCCGTACTTTCCCTTAGGGGCTTTCTTAACGACTTCCTTTGGGAAATTTTTCGTTAACTTTTTCTGTGTTTCTTTATCCATGAACACTCCTTTCTAATCGTTTGTATATGTTATACGTTGTCTTGTTTTAATGGTATATCTGTCAGTTTAAATTGTGCTTTGCGAAAGAGTTGGCATAAGCTGTTAAGACAAACTAACTCTGCTAGCTTAACAAACAATGCTTTCCCGCAATACATACAAATGTGTGACATATTTACTCCTCTAGTTGTACTAGATACTCTGCAGTAACTCCTTTATCAGGTTTGACAAACAACGTAAACTGACATGGTCTACCCATGCTAGCTAACTGTTCTTGTGCATAACTGTTGTAGCTTTCAGTAGAACCATTAACCCATACACGTACGTCATTAATATATAGTGATGTTGGTGTGTGGTAATGTCCTGCTACTGCGTGTGTAAAGTCTTCCATCAAGCCATTTGCTGCAAGAGCTTTCCAACCTAGTATTTTTTTATTGTATCCGTAAAAAGGTACACCCATTGAGCCACGTATGTTATCTCCATGGAAACAAAAGAACTTAGCTTTTTCTCCTAGATTTGCTACTGTGTACCAATGATTGTCAACGCCTTCGGGGATGTGAAACTTAATGCGTTTCTCTCCCGCGAACATTGTGTCTAATATTTTACCTAACATTCTATCAGCGTTTGTCTCAGGGTTATAATCTCTGCGTGAACGACCACCCAAAGCCCCGTGATTACCTATAACCCAGTATACTTCTACTTCTTTAAAGTTCTCTAATAGTATAGAAAAGAAAGTGTGCATGATTCTAGGACCATCTACAGTTACCTGTCTATATAAAGAACTGTCAATTAAATGTGACTGTCCTGGAAATATAAGCTCTCCCTCAACAATGTCTCCTAGTGCAAGCACCACACATTTATTTACAGTTGCGTTAGCTCTTTGTATTTCTGCTAACTTAACTATCTTTTCTGCGTAGAGTTTAACTCTTTTCTCAGCTACATTAGTGTCGTAGTCTGGGGTTCTCTTTGCGAGTTGAATATCTGATATCAAGGGGACACAGATTTGCTCATCTTTTTTTGTGGATTTTTTTGTTGTTGGTTTATTTATATCGGGGAACTGTAAAGTCCTCATACCATCTCTAGCACCTTGAAAGACTGCCTCAACCATATCAGCTTTCTTGTCTTTCAATTTGTCTATTTGCTTTAATAGTCTGGTGTTAGTATCTTTGAGGTCTTTAATCTTAGAGCTTTCAGCTTCTGCTATAAGCTCTAATAGTTCTTTGTCGTTAGATATTTTTTTCTTCATGGCGTTTCTCCATGTTTGCTAACCATATACGGACACGTGAACGTGATACTTCAAAGTTAAATTCTCTTTCTAATATCTCACATACAACCCTAGCGTTAGCTTTTACGCCTTGATTTTCTACCCTGTCCGATAGTGTTTCTATAAAAGGAACTGCGTCTTTTGGTAGTCTCTCAAACCATTGGACATTCCCTGCTTTTATTTTTGCAGTTGCCTCATTCAATAAGAATTGGACATCTGGCTTTCCTGTTTTGTTTGTATTATTACTCATAGGTAAAGCATAACATGGTTGTGATGTAGTTGCAAGGATATATAAATATATGTGTACGCATATGCGTAGTGAAATAAAAAAAAAGGTGGCTAAACCGAAGTCTAACCACCTAATTTATTAGTACGGCAATAGGTAAGAGAGTTACCTATTACTTAAGGGATAGCTGTCTAGCTA